TGAACATTTTTTATCACAGTTGGTAGATATTTTTGAAATCTAGTAGTGGGGTCAGTATAACAGTTATATACTGTTATTACATCTGTACTTAACTTCATCATCGGTAAACACCCCTATACAGAAGTCTTACCCCGTTATCATCACATTCATATGCTAAAAAATCCGAAATAATTTGTTTCTGGATTTCATTTGTTTTAGAGCGAAGCACTTGCATATACTCACCAGTGTTTCCTGTTCCAGTGGCATATGATTCAGAATAACCGTCTGTTGAGAAACTAGCCACCATTGATGTGCCACCACCATGAGAGGCACGAGCAAGCACTTCATTCATGCTGTCATTAAAGAGTTGTTCTTGTTTGATTAATTCAAACTCACATCTTTTAACAGCCTCAGGCACAGTTTCCATTTCACTTACACGATTTGCTGTAAGTCCGTCAATGACTTTTGAACACTTAAATTCTGCCTGAGTAAAGGTGGATTCATCCAGTTCCCCACCATATTCTAAATATTCAGCATATGTAAGATACATGAATGAATCCACCTTTCATTTTATTGTTTCTTTTCCCGCTTCTTTAATTTTGCGGTTAAGTCTTTAACTTGCTGTTCCAACTCTGCAATTTTTTCTTTATGCTCCTGATATTTCAGTTTCAGCACATTTATGTCAGTTGGAATAGCCTCATGTAATATCTCGCCTGTGTTAATATCAATCTGATTGTAGCCTAAATTCATGTACTTAGGAAGTTCTTCATCGTCAATTTCGAGAATCACATTATATCGTTGAACTGCTACCATCTTATTGATACCTCACTTACGCTTCAACATTAAACTGAATAGCGTCAGCCTTGTTGTTCAGAATGAACACATCCTCATAGGATTCCTCATAGTACCCATACTTACCCTCAGACATAGCGGAAGGAGCTTCCAGTTGAGAGAACTCATACTTGTGAGGAGTAATCACAGCCAGAGGATGGACAAGGAACATATTGATTTGCTTGGCAGAGGGGGCAGGGGCAAAACCAGTTGAGAAGGTATAAGCGGTCTTCATCATGGTAGCGGGAACACCAATCACCTGAACTTCGTCCAGACGATTCACAACACGGTTGATGCTCTCACCATTGTCCTGAACATCCCAATTGCGCTGTTTCTGAGTGGCTTGCTTTACCATTGTCTTGTCTTCATTAGTCACATACATAATACTACCATTAGCGGGAACACGGGCATTATCCATGTTCAGCATCAGTTGGTCAAACACAGACAGCACATTGTTGGTAGCCAGCACTGTGGTATCAGCAGTCTTACCGACATAGCCCTCACCAGAAACAGAGGTAGTCCACAGAGAATAAATCTTAGAAATCAGGTAAGCATCCATTTCAGGGAACTTATTCTCTTCATTGAACACACGGGTAATATTGCCGATAGTGGCAGTCATGTTTGTTTCGTCAATGTCCATTGGGTGGACAAGAGTAGACCACTTACGCTCAAATTCAAGTGTCTTAGTTTCCCAGCTATTGTCGTAGTTACGAACAGCATGAGTGATAGAATCACGGGAAGCGTTCACACGACCAGTGGTGGACAGACGAGGAATCTCAATGGTCTTAGCGTTGACCCAACGATAACGACCATTATTGGGGGTAGCGTACAGAGCACCAAAGTTCAGAACATAGGGGAACGCTTGGTCTAACTCACGCTGATAATCGGTAGCATAGTTTAGAGTAGCCATAAATTATTAATCTCCTTTTATTAATCGTCAGTTTGTTTACGGACTCCCATAAAATGGAATCCAAATTTACTTTCTTCCCCACCCTTGGGGGCTTTATTTGGATTAGCGGGAGGAGCAAAATTGGGTGGCTTCTTTTCCTCAGCTTCCTCAACCTTCTTAAAGGCATCAGGGTCTTCTTGCTTCTGCTTTTCTATATACTCGGCAAGACCCAACAGCATACCATCCTGTAAAGGAAGGTTCTTCTCAGTCAGGGCACGAACAAATTCATTCTTAGCCGCCTTGCTACTAAATTGAATATCACTCACTGCTTTCTGAACAGCAAAGTCATATGTCTGCTTTTGTAGCTTGTTCTGATACTCCTTGGTAT